AATTGGTTTAATTTTTACATTAAATCCATCAATAGCAAACGTATCTTCGTAAGTTGTGTTAATGTAACTATCATATAGTTGTTGTAAGTTAAACTGAAAATCTTTATCGATATCAGTATTAGGCACCTTTAGTGACATGTCTAACATATCGCCAAAACTTGCCATTCTAATAGCAATTAGAATTGCGTCTAGATCAATGCTAGGTGTTTTCCAAGCATCTTTTATTGAAGGCAAACAACTTTGAATTACATCAACTGTAGCTTGACCATTTAAAAGCGCATCTGGCGTTTTAAAAGTAATTTCGTCTCTCGCTGTCATAGCGTACACAGGGTATTCACCTGTTTCTTCTATTGCTAAAGCACCATTAGGCCAAAACTGACCTTTACTTGGCAATTTGATGTAGATCTTTGGTTGTCTTAAGTGTTTTGCCAAAGGATTTCCTTGTGGCGCACTCATTTGTGATGTCATCATTCCTTCAGGCATCATATTATTATCTACCATGTTTATATCTCCTGCTAAATAGTATTATTAATAGCTATGAGTAATATTTATAGTTTATCATTAAGTGAGCATTTAATATATGGCAGACGTAAAAATTGAAATTCCTGGTATTGGAGAGGTTATTGCTAAGAACGTAGCTTCTGAAAGCACTCTGCGAGAACTACTAAAGAGTATGAAGCCTGGCGGCGGCGGTACTGGCGGCTCAGACAATGGATCAATTCTAACACCAGCAATATTGAAAGAATTTGGCAAAAATACTAAAGAAACCTCTGAAGAAGTTGGCTTTTTTGGTAGTGCGTTAAAAGGCGTTAGCGGAATAATTAACGGATTAGGTTCAGTACTTGGTGGCACAATTGGAATAGTAACTAATCTAAGTAGTGAATTATTAACAGGCGGAAATAGACTTTCTGATTTTACACAACACTTACCAATTGGTCCATTACAAGGATTAATTACAGCAGTTGAAGGACAGGTAGACAGCTTTAGAGATCTGTCAGATACTGGTGCTACGTTTGGTAACAACATGTTTGAGTTACAGCGTGTTGCTGGACAAGCGGCTATACCAATTGGTGATATGACTGAGCTATTAAAAACAAATGGTTTAGCAATGAGAACATTCGGAGGCACTGTAGGATCGGGTGCTAGAAGTTTTGCTGGACTAGCTAAAGAATTTAGACAAAGTACAGTAGGTAGAGATTTAATGTCTATGGGTTTTACAACTCAAGACCTTAATGAAAACTTATTAGCCTACAGTGAAATTATGCAACAAACAGGTAATAGATCGAGAATGTCTAATTCTCAATTACTTGCTGGTACAGCGGCATACACTAAACAACTTGATGCTGTAGCTAAATTAACAGGTAAAAGCAGAAAAGCACTCGAAGAAGAAATGAGACAAAAGAATTCCGATATTAGAATTCAAATGGCGCAACGTAATATGACTGCCGAAGCGGCAACACAATTTACTGCTAACTTAGCAAGAGCTGGAGTACACAGTCAAGCATTTGAAGCGGCTTTGCTTGATATGTCAGATGGATTGGAAAATGAAGAAGTAACAGCACAATTAGGAAATATGAGTGACACTTTTAGAAGAGATGCTGGAAAAATTTCTCAAATGTCAGCAGATGAATATACAGCATTTGTTACCCAAGTTCGAAAAGAAGGATTAGCATATGCTGATGCTATGGGAGAAGAAGCAGTTCAAGCAACAATCAACAACGGTAGTGCGTTAGGTGAAGCATTTAAAACAATAGGTGAGTTAGGTAAAGTTGCTGACGGAACACCAGGTAAAGTTGAAGCTGAACAAACAGCTAGAGACAAAGCCACAACAGCAATGACAACTCTAGCAGAAAGTATTAACGAAATTAGAGGTGCTATTGTTGACGATTTATTAGGTAGTCAAATATTTAAAGATCTGTCAGACGGACTCGGTGATATGATACCTAGTCTAGAAACTGTTAAAGAAACTTATAATAAACTAAAAGCATTGTTTGACACACATGTACAACCTAGCATTGACGAGTTTGTTAAGTATTTAAAAGGTGACGGTATGAAAGATCTTTCGGCACTAATAACAAACCTCCAAGATTTATCTGAAAAATATTTGCCTAAGATAAAAGATTTCTTTTCAAGATTACTTGATGATCCTGGTAAAACATTTAAAGAAGAAATTTTACCAGCGTTAAAAAATGGTCTTGTTGCTACATTAAAAGGTCTTTTTAATACTGAATTTGGATTAACATTAGCTGGACTATTGATAGCCAAATTTGTTCTAGGAATGAATCCATTTGGTATGGTTGCTAATTTACTTATAGCAGGAGTAATATCGTTTATAGGATGGGATAATATTAAATCATTCTTTATTAACGCATTTGAATCAATTACCGATCTTTCATTTAGTGATATGGTTACAGGCGCCTGGACTTATATCAAGGATTGGTTTGGCAGTTTATGGACAGGTATGAAAGATTTAGTATTTGATGTAGGTGGAATGGTTACAGGTGCTTGGACTAAAATTAAAAACTGGTTTGGCGGTTTATGGGACAAACTATTTGATTTTGAATTTAAACTACCAAACTTTAAGCAATATTTGCCAAAATGGATGGGCGGCGAAGGTAAGTCTTTGTTTGGATCTGACGATGAGACAGTTTCGTCAAGTTCAGTTAAGTCATCATCTGTTGAAACAACACCAACAGAAACGGCTTCTATTGATCCATCTGATGCCTTTTCTGGCATGACAACTCAGCTAAGTATGTTAAATACTAAGCTAGACAAGTTAATAACAAAAACTACTGCTAATACAACAGCAGTAAAAGCGTTAAATGGTAATATACAAGCTGGATAGCATTAGGAAAAATATATGAGCTGGAAAAAATACTTTACACCTGTAGAAGGGGACAACGGCGCAAGCAGTCCTTTAACAATGACTGGGCAACAACCTGGCCCTGCTAGATCAAACTATAGTAGCTATTTGCCAGATGTGTACACCGGCGCACCTAATAGAACAGAACGTTATGGACAATATAATACAATGGATATGGATAGTGAGGTTAACGCCGCACTAGACATTTTAGCAGAATTTTGTACACAACAGAATCCAGTTAATAAAACAGCATTCAATCTTGATTTTAAAAAGAGCGCAACTAATTCAGAAATTAAAGTACTTGAACAATATCTACAACAGTGGAGTAAATCAAATGAATTTAATACTAGAATGTTTCGTATTGTTAGAAATGTTTTTAAATACGGAGATGCGTTTTTCTTAAGAGATCCAGAATCAAAAGTTTGGTATTACATTGAGCCATCAAACGTTGCTAGTATTATTGTTAACGAATCACAAGGTAAAAAGCCTGAACAGTATATTGTTAAAAATATTAATTTTAACTTTGTTGATAAAGTAGCAACAACACCGTATACAACAAACGGAAATGTTACTGGAGGCGGAGACGGTTACTTAACTGGTGGCGTTCGAGGAATGGTCGGAAACAATGCTCAAGCAAGTAGTACATCAAGATTTGGACAACATGACAAGACTAAAGAACATTCTATTGCCGCAGAGCATATGGTACATTTAAGTTTAAGCGAAGGCTTAGATAACAACGCACCGTTTGGTAATAGCTTATTAGAAAGTATATTTAAAGTATACAAACAAAAAGAATTATTAGAAGATGCTATTATTATTTACAGAACACAACGAGCACCTGAGCGTAGAGTGTTTTATGTTGATGTAGGTAATATGCCGTCACACTTGGCTATGCAGTTCGTAGAACGTGTAAAAACAGAAATCCATCAGAGACGTATTCCGTCAAAAACTGGTGGAGGTACTAGTGTAATCGATAGTGCTTATAATCCGTTATCAACTAATGAAGATTATTTCTTCCCACAAACTGCTGAAGGACGTGGATCTAAAGTTGAAACATTGCCAGGTGGAACTAATTTAGGTGAAATTGATGACTTGAAATATTTTACTAATAAACTTATTAGAGGATTACGTATTCCAAGTTCATATCTGCCTAGTGCGGCACAAGATGAAGGCCAAGGACAATTTAATGACGGTCGTGTTGGAACAGCGTACATACAAGAATTAAGATTTAACAAATATTGTGAACGCTTACAAAATTTAGTAGCAGAAGTTTTTAACCAAGAATTTAAAAAGTATTTGATTGAAAAAGGTGTAAACATTGATATTGCTATGTTTGATCTTTTATTTCAACCTCCACAAAACTTTGCTAGTTACAGACAAAGTGAATTAGACAATCAGCGTATTGGAACGTTTGGACAAATTCAAGCAGTTCCGTTTATCAGTAATAGATATGCGCTTAAACGTTTCTTAGGAATGTCAGATTCAGAAGTAGCAGAGAACGAACGTATGTGGAGAGAAGAAAATGACGAAATGATTAATCTAAGTCCTACTGACGCAAGTGCTGAAATGAGAGGCGCCGGAGTAACTGGTGGCGGAATTGACGCAGACTTAGATGCTGGTGTTGATACAGTAGATGATACTATTGATCCAACAGTAGAGCCAGCCGCTGACGCAGGCGGTGGTGGAACAGACGTAGCACCAGAAGCACCACCGGAGGCATAAATAGTAATATGATACTAAGAGAATTATTTTATTTTGATA